TCGCGGCCGGAACCACGGCTACTCGCTCTACCAGACAGCCGAGCGGATGATGAAAGAGCACCCGCATCGGTGGATGGCAGAGAACCTGACCATTGACGTGACGAAGAAACTGGACCCGAACACGCGCACGATGGTGCCCGTCGTCTCGCAGGAGATGGTTCAGGAAGAGCGCGACCGCGGCGTGTCCGACGAGCACATCCAGCAGGAATTCTACAATTCGTTCGACGCCCCGCTGCACGGCGCCTACTACGGAGACCTGATCAAGGATCTGCGCAAGGAAGGCGCGATGGCGGCCGTGCCCTACGACCCCGACCTGCCCGTTGAAACGTGGTGGGATATTGGCTTCGACGCGACCGCGATCATCTTCGTCCAGAAGCACCAGAACGAGCGCCGCTTCATCGACTTCATGATGGAGCCGAACGGCGCGCTCGACTACTGGATCAAGAAGGTTCTGGACAAGCCCTACATCTACTCGAATCACATAGGGCCGTGGGACTTGACCGTGCGGGACTTCGTGCACAAGAAGCGCCGCATCGACGAAGCGCTTCGTCTCGGCATCCGGTTCACCATCTGCAAGCGCCACTTCGTCGACGACGGAATCGGCGAGGTGCGGCGATACCTTCGCCGCTACAAGTGCGTGTTCGATGCGGACAAGTGCGGGCGCCTGATCGACGCGCTGCTGGAATACCACCGCGAATGGGACGAAAGCGCTCAGACGTTCAAGGAGCAGCCCGTCCACGATTGGGCATCGCATCCGGCCGATGCGTTCAGGCAAGGCGTGATGAAAGAGCCCGACGTAGACCCGAACCTGTTGCTTCGCCCGCCCGTTGCCGACAGCGAGTACAACCCGCTCGAAGGCATCCCGCAGGCGCGGCCTCGGTACAACCAACGCCTGCCCGCGCAGGCGCTTCAAGACTGGGACGTTTTCGGAGGCTGAGCCATGTCAGACGCTGTGGATTTCATTCAGGACACCACGACCGGTTTGTTCGATTTCGCGACGACTCCGCTGCGCGCCGTCGGTAGCGCACTGTTCCCGAGCCCCAACCTTCCGGGTACGCCAGCCGCTACGAACCCGCAGGCCCCGGTGATCTCGGACGTGCAGCGCCGTCGCGACTTGCTCCGGCGCCAGGCTGCATCGGGCGGGCGCCGCTCGCTGATCCTCACGCGCCGGCGCCCCGGCGACAACACCGGCATGCGGCCTCGCGGCGGCGCTTCGTTGGGCGGGGGTGAAGCATGATCGGGAAGAGCGTAGGCGATCAGATCCTCGCGGCCCACTCGCGAGGCAAGGCTGACCGCGGGCAATGGGAAGAAACCTGGCAGGAGGTGGCCGAGCTGGTCATGCCGAACCGGGCGTCCTTCACGACTGACTGGACGAAGGGCACGCTCCGGCGCCGGCGCATCTATGACAGCACCGCTGAAGACGCGAACGAGGTCTTCGCCGGCGGCGTGCACGCGAACCTGACTCCGCGACAGGCTCGCTGGTTCTTCCTGCAGGCGTCGGACAAAGCGATGCGCGAGAACCGCGAAGTGAAGCAGTGGCTCTATGACGTGCACAACGAGTTGTACCGGATCATGAACGCGCCGGAGTCGAACTTCCATCCGGCGATGCACATGGTCTATTCGGACCTGGGCGCGCTGGGAACCGCGTGCTTGTTCATGGGCGAGCGAAAGGGGGGCATGGCCTACCAGTGTCGATTCCTGGGAGAGATCGTCGCAATCGAAAACCCCGCCGGCGTCATCGACACGGTGATGCGCGAGACCACATGGAAGACGAGCGAGCTGATCGAGGAGTTCGGGATCGCCGCGCTTCCGCCTCAGATGCGCTCGAAGTGGGAGCGCGGGCAGGACGACGACAAGGCGAACCATCGCGTGATTCACGCGGTCTTCCCGAGGCGGAATCGTTTGCACGGCATGCTCGACAATACGAACAAGCCGTTCGCGTCCGCCTGGGTGCTCGAAGCCGAAGACAACCCGGTCATTCGCGAAGAAGGGTACAGCGAATTCCCGTTCGCAGTGCCCCGCCTGTCCGTGCGTACCGGGGAAACCTATGGCGTCGGCGTCGGCATTCGAACCCTGCCGACGATTAGGATGATGCAGCGCATGTGGGAGGTTTACATTCGGGCAGCGCAGAAGGCGATCGACCCGCCGCTACAGGTGCCCGACGATTCCTTCCTCGGCCCCGTGCGCACCATGCCGGGCGGCATCAACTACTACCGCTCCGGCGACGAAGGCCGCATCCAGCCGATCGAGACGGGCGCTCGCCCTGACATCTCGGACAACGTGCTCGAAGCCGAGCGCATGATCATCCGCAAGGCGTTCTACAACGACGTGTTCGACATCACGGCCGACTCGACCGGTGTAAACGTGAAGGCCACGTTCACCATGGAGCGTCGCCAGGACAAGCTGATGCGCATCGCGCCGATCTTCTCGCGCCTTGAGCCTGAGCTGCTTGAGCCGATCGTGATGCGGCTTTTCGCGTCGGCCCTGCGCCGCGGCCTCCTGCCTGAACCGCCTGCAGCCCTGGAAGGCCAGCGCATCGAGATCGGCTACCAGAGCGCCATTTCGCGCGCTCAGCGAGGCGGCGAGGTCGACGACATCATGCGCTTCACGCAGACGCTCGCGCCGTTCGTCGAGGGTGATCCGACCGTCCTGGAGAACATCAACACCGACGAGCTGGCCCAGCTCCTGGGGCACGAGCTGATGAACGTGCCTCCGATCATCATGCGCTCCCCCGATGAGGTCGCAGAGCGCCGCGAGGCGCGCGCTCAGGCGCAGGCCCAGCAGGAAGGAATCGCCGCCGGCCAGGGCGTGGCCGCGGGGCTGAAGGATGCCGCACAGGCGAGGAGTGTCCTTGAGGGCTGAAGAGGAAAAGGCGCGCCGATACGCGCAGCTACTGTCGGCCTACCGGAGCGTCTTCGACAGCCCGGAAGGCAAGCTCGTGCTCATGGATCTCATGCGCGAGGCAGGCGTGCTGTCGCCGTCATTCGCAGAACCGACGCACATGGGCGACGGCGTTGCCGTCGCGCTGCGTGCTGCGCACAAGGAAGGGCGGCGGTCGCTCTTCCTGTACATCCTCGGCAGGCGCGAGACGCCCGTCGAGGAGGTGTTCACACAGATGGAGGAGATGATTCGAGATGCACATGACCTACGGAAACGGAGCGACGAGCCCGGCCTGGACTGGAATCTACCGTAACGACGACCCCGGCGACGGTGGCGGTGGCGACCCCGGCGGCTCCGGCGACGGCGGCGGGCAGCCCCCGGCCGGCGGCGGCGAGCCCGCGGGCCCGAAGACGTTCACGGAGGAACAGCTCCGCGGCCTGAAGCCGATCGAGCTGCTGTCCGACGAACAGCTCAAGGGCGACCCCACGCTCGGCACCATCCCCGATCTGGACAGCATGGCGCGCATGCTGGTGTCGGCTCAGAAGATGGTCGGCAACCCCAAGAACTATCTCAGGCGGCTCGGCCCTGAAGCCACCCCGGAGGAGCGCCAGGCTTTCTTCCGCGAGATCGGCGCCCCGGAGAAACCCGACGAGTACGGGCTCCCCGAGCTGGAGCGGCCGGAGGACATGCCGCAGATGTCGGAAGCGCGGATCAATCAGTTCCGCGAGGTGTTCCACAAGGCAGGCCTCACGAAAGAGCAGGCGAACGAGATCCTGTCCGCCTACTCCGGGCTCGAAGTGGACGTGTGGAAGCAGTCCCAGGAGACGGCCGAGCAGCGGTTTACACAGGCCCAGCAGCAGCTCAAGGCCGATTGGGGCGCGGCCTACGACGAGCGACTGGAGCTGGCACAGCAGGTCGCCGAGAAAAAGGGCGAGGAATTCCTGTCGTGGATGGAGCAGCGCGGCCTCGACAACGATCCGATGCTGATCAGAATGCTTGCAGAGATTGGAGGGAATCTGCAGGACCCCGGCCTCCCCGGCGGGGGGCGCAACATGCGCACCGGTGGGCGCCTGACGCCGGCCGAGGCGCTGGTGCAGATCAACGAGCTGAAGACGGATCAGCAGTTCCGCGAACGGTGGACGAACGACCGCGCTCCCGGCCACAAGGAAGCGGTCGAACAGATCAACCGTCTCTACGAGCTGGCCTACCCCGGCAAGCGCGAGGCGGGCTGATGGCTCAGAGCAACGGAACGGGGGCCGGAAGGCCCCCCGTCACCATGACGCGCGAGCAGCAGATTCGGCTGGCCGCGCTCCAGACAGCGCTGCAGCACCAGGGCTGGGTCGTGAGTGCGCACAAGGGCGACGTGCTCGCCGCGGCGAAACAGATTGCGTCCTACGTGGAAGGGGGGTAATTTCTGCGCATAAATCCGGGCAGCCGTGTAAACGGTCCGGTGGCTGGCGGGAAAGCCGCCCGGAAAGCGCGACGAGAATGCGTAGGCAGGGTCCGACAAGTCGGGTAGCCCGTTGCCGCTTGGCCTTAACCGTCTGAGCTGCAAGGGGAATTCCCGATGAGCTTCGAAATCAGCACTGCCTTCGTCCAGAACTACAGCCAGAACGTCGAGTTTCTGGTCCAGCAGAAAGGCTCCCGCCTCCGCGACTGCGTTGCGCTGGAAACCGGCGTCCGGGGCAAGACCGCCTACTTCGACCAGATCGGCGCGGTGGCTGCGCAGAAGGTGCTCAGCCGCCACGGCGACTCGCCGCTCAACGGCACGCCGCACGCCCGCCGCCGGGTTGCAATGTACGACTACGAGACCGGCGACCTGATCGACGATCTCGACCGCCTCAAGACCCTGATTGACCCCACGTCCGCATACGCGACGTCGCACGCCTGGGCCATGGGTCGTGGCATCGACGACGAGATCATCAACGCCGCTTTCGGCACCGCCTACGCCGGCGAGGATGGCAGCACGTCCATCGCCTTCCCCAGCTCCCAGACCGTGGCCCTCAACAGCCACGCCTACGGCACCGGCTCCGGCAACGTCGGCCTCACGATCAGCAAGCTCATCGAAGCGAAAGTGCTGCTCGACGAGGCGGACAACGATCCGGACGAGGAGCGCTTCATCGCGGTCTCGGCGCAGCAGCTCGGCGACCTGCTCCAGACGACGGAAGTCACGTCTCAGGACTTCGCCTCCGTGAAGGCTCTCGTCGAAGGCAACATCGACACCTTCATGGGTTTCAAGTTCAAGCGCCT